TAAGACAATCTATCAATGGTATTTATTCAACATCAAGAGACCCAGCAGTAAATAGATTAGTAAACTACGTCAAAGCTAATAGGGATAATCCAGCATTAAAAAGACGAGTAGAACTAGCAGTACAACAACTACAAACTAAATATGCTAGTACCAGAACAGGGGAGAACATGAAGCGATATGCTGGTCAGATATTAAATGATTCTTTGAGAGACTTTGATGCTACATTAAACTTCAACAAAGCTAATGATGCTGGACTTACTTATGTAAAATACTATGGCGATGTAATTCCAACAACAAGGGATTTATGCAGAAGAATGGTCAATGGAGATTTGAATAAACGAAAGTCAGGTTTATTTACAATAGATGAGATTAAAGAGATTTGGGCTAATAGAAGCTGGTCAGGTAAGAAGTCAGGAAACCCATTAGTTGTTAGGGGTGGGTATAATTGCAGACATCAGTTTAGTTATGTTAATCCTGATTGGTATGAGGAAGATGGAGATGAAGCAGAAAAACTTATAGAAGCAAAACAAGATACAAAACCAACAACTTCAATATTTGGAGACACTTCTCCTGAAGATAAAAAATACTTACCTTTAGCTTTTGGTACTGTTGCAACAAACTTTACTAGAATGATAAGTAAAATGCCAAAAACACCTAAATTAAATAAAGGTGGTGGTGCATTTTTTAGACCTTCAGATAATTCCATTACACTTGATGACTTTGATTTAGAAAATAGCTTACCAGCTTTGAGAACTTACACACATGAATTTGGACACAAAATAGACCATAATATTGCAACATTATTATCGGCAGATAGAAAGTTAGCAGAAAAATTTATACCAAACGCAAATAAAGAAATATTAGGAACTAAATTAATAGATGATGTTTTAGATAAATCAGTAAGCTCAAAAAATTTACAAATAAGTAATATCGCACAACAAGAAATTCTTGCAGATAGAAAAATTTTAAAAGATAATCTAAAAAAAGCATTACCAGCCTATATTGATGAAGAAGTAAATTTATTAAACAAAAGAGTCAAATTATCAACTTTATCTGAAAAGGTTGCGATGCAAACTAAATATGTTGAAGACATCATAAATTCAAAAGAATTTCCATTAGAATTAGATGAAGTTAAAGCATTACTAGCAGAAAAAAATATTACATATGACCCATTTGATAATAATACTTTAGATTTTGTATTTGGTATAAAGCACAAAGTTTTATTTTCTCGATACGGAAAAAGTAAAAATTATACATTAGCAAATGGAACAACTAGAAGAATTGGTGTTCAACAATTTGTTACACAAACAAGGTCATTTCAAGTAAAATTTGCAGATTTTTTAGGTGCTATCACAGATAACACAATTGGTTATGGTCATAGACAATCATATTACAAACAATCATTAAGAACAAAAACATTTGCAAGAGGTTATGGAAATGTAAATTATCTACATGCAACAGAAGCATTTGCACAATATACAGCACTTTCTAACACTAAAAACAAAGAAGCCTATATAAAATTAATGAATTATTTTGCACCAAACACAACAAGAATTTTCGATGAAATAATGGAAAGGAGTAAATTATTATAATGGAATTAGAAGAAATATTGTCTAAATATGTTGAAAAATATGGGGAAGAATATGATATTGATACTGTACTTTTATCAGATGATAGAAAAATTGAATTAACAGCTATCTTAAAAGAATCAATTGCAGTAGATAAACCAATTACATTAAAAGAATTAAACGATTTTTTTGGATATGACCCCAATGACCCAGAGATATTGATTTAATTAAAAAATATTGATATAGCACAATAATTAACAAACAGGAGTCATATGTCAGACGAAAACAAGGTTGTTGAACCGCAAAATCAACAAGAAGAAACTGCTACACCAGAAACAGCAGAACCAACAAAAGCCAAAGAAATGGTTTTTACACAAGAACAATTAGACAACATCATCAAATCAAGATTAGATGCAGAACAAAAGAAGCATCAGAGAATGTTAGATGATATGAAAAAAAAAGAAGAAGATGCTTTAAAAGAAAAGCAAATTCAGGAAACAAAATCAAAACAAGAACTTGAAAAGCTTATGCAAGATAGACTTGCAGAGAAAGATAGTGAATTGAACAGATACAAAACCCAGATCAAAAAAGAAAAGGTTGATAATTCTATTCTTTCAGTTGCTTCACAGAACAAAGCTGTAAGCCCACAGCAAGTTGTTGCTTTGTTAAAAGACGAGGTTAAGTACAATGACGATGGTCGTATAGAAGTAGTTGATAATAATTCTAATGTACGATATAACCCTAAAGGCGAACTTTTAACAATTGAAGAAAGAGTTAAGGAGTTCTTAGAGGCTAACCCACACTTCCGTCAAGGGTCTTTGTCTGGTCAAGGAAGCCAGAGTAGCATCGGTGGTAATACTGTAAAACCCCTAAAGATACAGGACTTGGATTTATCAAACCCAGAAGATCGTAAGACTTATGCGGAATATCGTAAGAAGCGAGATTCAGGTGCGATAGAAATTAACTTAAACAAATAACTTAATAGGTAATAAAAATGGCAAACGGAAGTACAAGTTCTACGCTATCGGAACTATACACAGAGATAGTAGCAGAAGCTCAATTCGTTGCTCAAGAACAATCTATCATGAGAAATCTTGTAAGAAATTACACGATTGCTGGTGGTGGTAAAGCTGTAGAAGTTCCGATTTATTCGGCTGTATCTGCGGCGGCAGTTTCAGAAGCAACTGATTTGTCTAATACTGCAATCAATCCTACTTCAGTAACAATTACTGCGGCTGAAGTTGGTGTTATGACAACTCTTACTGATCTAGCAAGAAACTCAGCACCTAGAAATGTAGCGGCTGATATTGGTAGATTATTTGGAGAAGCTGTAGCTAAGAAACAAGATGCAGATTTAACTGCATTATTTGATGGTTTCTCAACTGCGGTTGGAGATGGTACTGCGGCTATCAGTGCGGCGGCGATCTTCAATGCGGCTTCTACATTAAGAGGAAACGCATTAAATCTTAACGATTGTGCAGTAGTGTTACACCCTAAGATTGCTTACGATTTAAAAGCAAACTTAACTAACACTTTTGCTAATCCGAATGGTGGCGACCTACAAAACGAGGCTATGAGATCAGGCTTTGTTGGTTCACTTGCTGGTCTTAGAATATTTGAAACTTCAAATATCTCTAACACAGGTAATGCTGGAGACTACAAAGGTGGTGCTATGCACAGAGACGCATTAGCATTAGCTGAAATGCAAGGTCTAAAAATCGAAACTCAAAGAGATGCTTCTCTAAGAGCAGACGAGATTGTAGCTACTGCTGTATACGGAGTTGGAGAAATCCATGACTCTTATGGAGTAGAACTACACCACGATTCATCTATTCAATAGTAGATACTTTGTGTGGGCTAGAAATAGCCCACGCATCTAACAGGAGAAATTATGATTAAAATAAAACAAGAAAATCCAAACATAGTTACACTTGTAAAAGGTAACAAAAAAATTCAAAGACCTTACACAGATTATAAATCAAATAAAAGAATGTGGGAAATAAGAGGTTTTAAACCTGAAGAAGATGTTGTAAAAGAAGATAAAGTTGTAGAACTAAAACCAAAAAAAAGAAAAACGAGGAAGAAAAAAGATGAACCAATGGATTTGGAAACAGATTAGAAAAAAAAGCAAATGGGTTTGGGTAAAGTCTAAAAATAACCCTATGTATTCTATCCCTGTTATTTTAATTATTGCTTATCTAATTTGGAGTAATTAATGGCTAATTATACAGGTGCTGACGTTATTGTTGCTGGAGATGTAACTAAATATCAACCAGATGCGTTTGGATTTGGTATAGCGGCTGGAGATACAGAAGCAGTAAATTTCTTTGCACAAACTACTAATGATATTCTTAGACAATTAAGAATTGAGTGGTGGCCTGTATACAAGCAAAACGTATTTACAGATATTACAGTTTTGAACACTGCTGAGATGGTTAATACAAAAGTAAACTTAGATCAGTTTGAACGTGCTGGTGTTTATCTATTTTTGGGCAGATTCTTATTACCAGCATTAACTAAGTTTAGACCAGAAGCAGAGAAAGACAGATTTGAAAGAATGGCAGAATATTATATGAGCCAATACAATATCGAATGGAGAATGATATTAGAAGATGGTGTTGAATATGATACTGATGCTGACGGAACTATTGTAACAAACGAGAGAGAACCATTACACGGATTTAGAAGATTGACTAGATAATGGCTGTCGATCTAAAGGTAAAATCTAACTCAAAACAAATATCTAAAAATATTAAAAATTTTCAATCTGTTCTAACAAGAGCAATTGATAAAGGTGTAAAACAAGCTGGATTTCAATTAATAGATATTATCAGAACTAACACCAAAAAAGGTATTGATAAAAATTATGCACCTTTTGCACCTTATACAAGAGGATATATAAAAAGATTAGAAAGAGAAGGTAAACCAACAGCAGTAGATTTATTCTATTCTGGCAGAATGTTAGGTAGTTTAACAAGCAAGAAAACAGGCAAATTCAAAGCTACACTTGGTTTCACTAATGCAGAAATGAGACAGAGAGCATTATTTAATCAGGTTATGATGGGAAGCAATAATAGAGTATTTTTTGGCTTTAATGATAGAACAGAAAATATTATAAGTAAACAATTCAACAGATTTGTAGAAAAAGAATTAAGGAAGTTTAGAGCATGAGTGTAAGAGAAAACATAGCTAGTAATTTATTATCAGTAATATCTGCTATTAGTAGCCCAGCAGTTAAGAAAGCTACAAGACAACCATTTATTTTAGATGAGTTATCAGAGCAACAATATCCAGCAGTAATTGTGCAAACATCTGAAGAAAACAGAGATGATAGTGAACTTGGAAGTGGTGCGAAAAGAAGACATGGTACGATAGACTTTGTAATACTTGGTTTTGTAAAAGGTGCAGAAGCTAATATTGATACTAAAAGAAACGAACTAATAACAGCTATTGAAACTGCAATAGAAACTGATATTACTCGAAATGGTAACGCACTTGATTCAGAAGTTATACAAGTAGAAACTGATGAAGGTTCTTTATTTCCTGTTGGTGGAATAAGAATGACTATCAGGTGTATGTACGAATATGAAGCTGGAACACCATAGGATAAAACATGAGTCAGAAAATAATTAATAAAATAGAAAAGAAAATAGATCAGATCGAAAAGATGCACGATAAAGAATCTATACTTTGTGAAGAAGTCAAAGATTTATTAGCTGAACTTTCAGACAATCAAGAAGATCATGATTGGGAAGATGAAATAGATGATGAAGAATTTGATGAAGATATTGACGAAGAAGACGATAAATAGTAAAAGACTTTATGGCTAAAGATATTAAATTATACAAAGATGGGAATGAAATTGTTATCAATGAAACTCAGCTTGATAATTTTTTAGCACTTGGTTATAAGCAACAAGAACAACAACAATCTAAAATTAAGAAGGATAAAAAATGGCAACACATCACGGAAAAGAAGGAGTCGTAACTGCTGGTGGAACTGCTGTTGGGGAACTAACAGGGTTCACTTTAGAAACAACAGGAGACGTAGTAGAGGACACAGCTTTATCTGATGCTACTAAATCTTTTGTAGCTGGTAGAACTTCTTTCTCTGGTACTTTAGAAATGCACTATGACGAAACTGATGCACAACAAGAAACTTTAACTGCTGGAAGTTCAATTTCATTTGTTTTATTACCAGAGGGTAATACTACAGGAGATCAAAGTTTTACAGGCACAGGCATTGTAACAGGAATGTCAGTTAATAATGCTATGGACGCAATCGTTTCAAGAACTGTAACATTTCAAGGAACAGGGGCTTTAACTAAATCTACTGTATAATCCTAATTTATGTCAGTTATTGATAGAGTAAAATCTCATTTTGAAACTCTTAAAACTATCACTATTGAAGTTGAGGAGTGGAAAGACGAGAATGGGAATCCTAGTGTCTTTTATTCTGAGCCATTAACCCTTGAAGAAAAAAATATAATTTTCAAAAAGTCTAACAACTTTCAAGACTTAACTGTTCTTGTTGATTTGCTTATAATGAAACTCCAAGTCAAAAATGACAAAGGAGAAATGGTCAAAGCCTTTAGCCCTGAAGATAAATTTGCTTTAAGAAAGAAAGCTGATTCTAATGTTATTGCAACTATAGCAAATAAGATATTATTAGATACTAGCTTTGAGGAAGCCGAAAAAAAGTAAATAGCGACCCTGAAACAAGGTCGCTTTTAGCCATAGCAGATAGACTTAAAATCACTATTCAAGAAGTTCTTGATATGCCATTAAGCCATTATAATCTTTGGTTAGCCTACTTGAAAAAAGAGCAAGAACAATATAAAACAGAAAAATCATTAGCAGAAGCAAGGAATATTAAATAATGGCAAATCAAAAACTATTAATAGACATAATAGCAAACGATAAAACTAAACAAGCATTATCAGGAGTACAAAAAGGTTTAGCTAGAGTAAAACAATCTGTATTTAATTTAAGAAATGCTTTTATTGGTTTAGGTGCTGGTGTAGTTTTAAAAGGATTTGTTGATGCTGGTATTCAAATAGAAAACCTTGAAGTTCAACTTAACGCATTATTTGGCTCTGCTAGAGAGGGTAAAAAAGCATTAAAAGAAGTTACAGATTTTGCGGCTGGTACACCATTTGAATTAAAAAATATACAACAAGGTATAACTGCTTTAGCAACTGTTAGAAAAAGAGCAGAAGAAAATGGAGTATCATTTCAAGAACTTTTAAAGATCACAGGAAATACTGCAACTGTATTAGGTGGAGATTTTGCTTTAGCGGCTTTACAAATACAAAGATCATTTAGTGCTGGTATAGCAAGTGCAGAACTCTTTAGAGAAAGAGGTGTTAGAGCAATGGCTGGTTTCTCTGCTGGAACTACAGTTTCAGTTGATGAATCTATAAAAGGATTATCAAAAGCATTTGGAACAGGCGGAGAGTTTGGAAGTTTAATTGATGATTTATCTAAAACTTTATTTGGAACTATATCTAACTTAAAAGATGCTTTCTTTATTTTCCAAGTAGAAGTTTCTAAAGGTTTCTTTGGTGCATTAAAAAGTAATCTTGGCGATCTTAAAAAAACAGTAGAAGAAAATAGAAAAGAGATTGCTGAATTTGGACAAGTAATTGGAAGTGGTTTAAGTACAGTTATAAACGCTACAGCTAAAACAGCAAAATTTTTAAAAGATAATATAGATACTTTAACAATAGCATTTAGATTATTTATTGCTCTAAAAATTGTTGGATATTTTCATAATCTTGCAATAGCCATTGGTATAGCAAATGGTGCTATGTTAGGATTTAACGCAACAGTAAGAAAAAATTTATTAATAGGTGCGGCTGTAGCTACAATAGCATTTTTAGATGACATCATAGCTAAATTAAAAGAATATGCAGAATTGATGGGTTTAATTGAGGGAAAACCAAAAGATATACCTGATAGAGATAGAGGACAAAGAGATGCAGATTTAGTTAAAAAATTTGCAAAGATGGAAACATTATCTGAAGCTATACAAAGAAATTTCAAAGACGTATTTGTTTCTTTTAGAGATGCAAACAACACAGTTATAAAAGAAATGCAAGGTCAATTAACAACCATAGGACAAACAATAGGAAAAAGTTTAAGTGGTGGAATAGAAAAATTTTCAGATGCTTTTGCTAGATCAGTTATACTTGGAGAAAAATTATCAGAATCATTTAAAAAAATGGCACAACAACTTGGTGTTAAAATATTAAGTTCTTTAATAGAAATTCTTGCTAGAAAAAGCGTAGAACTTGCAATCGAAAAAATGATTACAAGAGAAAAACAAAAACAAGCGGCATTAGCTTTTTCTCAAAGTTTATCTGGTTTAGGCTCTTTAGGTGGTTTCTTTAGGAGAGAGTCAGGTGGTTCAGTACAAAAAGGACAACCATATTTAGTTGGAGAACGTGGTGCAGAATTATTTGTGCCAAATCAATCTGGTCAAATACAACAAGCCGCAAGAGGAACAAATGGTGGACAAACTACAGTTAATTTTAATATAAACACTTTAGATGCTTCTGGTTTTGATGAACTATTAATTAGAAACAGAGGAACTATTACATCAATAATTAATTCAGCAGTTAATGA